ACCAGCGAGTTCAGCCGGGTGTTGTCCTCGATGCGGGAAAGGTCACCGTCGTGCTGGATCGCGATCAGCGGGTTCGATTTGAACGCCTCCAGCGCAAACGCATTGGACGATGACCCCAGCACCTTGGAGTCAAACACCGACCAGTACCCGTCGAAAAGCTTCTGGACGATGTTCAGCACGGTCGATTTACCGCTTCCGGGTGGGCCATAGAGCACGAGGAACTTCTGGATCTTGCGGGAATCGCCGTTCACGATCGCGCCAACCGCCCATTCGATCTTCTTTCGCTCCTCGGGAGAATATAAGGTGGTCATCAGCTCGTCGTAGGCGCTGATGTTCCCCTCCTCCAGAAGATACGGCAGCCGCTTCGACGCATAGCTTTCCTTCTTGACCGGGGTATTCGCAAATATCAATGTATCGTCAAGGGTGTGATAGTTGTCCCGCATCTGCCGCTGGCAGTATCGGTGCCAGTTGTCGATCATCCCGCTCTCCGCGTCCCACATGTGCAGAACACGGTAGCTGTCATTGAAGACCTGCTTGTGTTCCTCCGCGTAAATATCCAGCGCGCGGTCGATCATCTGGAGCGCATCCTGTTCGTCCGTGCTCCAAAGGCCCCGCTCTTCCATCCAGACCGCGTAAAAATCAGAACCCCGGATCATCAGATCTTTCGACTTCTTGATGATGAATTTGGGATAAATTTCGATTGTCCCGCGTTTTCCCGTCCGCGTTGCAATCATCAGGAAATCAATCATTTGTAACTGACTTCCTCCTTTCTCCGAGGTTTTTATACGTCTTTCTCTTGCTGGAGGGTCATCTGGGCCAGCGTTGCCTCTGCCTCGCGGGCACGCTCATCGGCTTCCTTGCGCTGTTTTTCTGCTTCGTTCACCATCTTGCAGGAGACAAAGCCGAACCACAGCAGACCAGCGATGAGAATGTTCTTCCGGATACACTTGCCCTTCATGCGGCGGATGGTGTGATTGGCCACCTCCAGTGCAGCCTTGCTGTTGCTCAGGTCGATCAAAATATCAGTCAGTTCCATTGTCAATTTTCCTCCAGTAATTCGGGTCAGCCAGGATCAGCCGACCAATGTTATTCTCGTCTCGACACGCCGTGATTCGCAGCATCACATGGGAATCGTCGAGTATCTTCTCAACAAATCCTTCCATAGGTATGCAGATTTTTGATTCATACGTCATCAAAACTCATTCTCATTCAACCAGTTCATCAACTGGTACCAAATATCAATGGTACGCATGTCGATGGATGTACGGGTCAGCGTAAAGAGACCGCCAGCCCCGTTCGGCTGGTAGCCCCGATCCATAAACCGGGCCAGGATCGGTTCCGCGCGCTCTTCGCTGAAACGGGTGTCGTCCATGGCAGCCAGACCCAGGCTCACTACCATGCTCCAGAACCACTGCCCCACACGGTTGCCCATGCTGCGGTCTTCCATGATGTGCTCCTCGATGCGAATCGCCAGCGCCACCATCATCTCCAGCATAGAGCAGGGTACGCCCTGAAATACCGCATCGATCTTTCCGTACGGAATATTATTCTCCGATGCAAAGCGGTACCGCAGATTGATACCGTCCGTTGCCCGGCAGACATCCATTTCGCACGCCGGAATATAATCCCGGTTAAAAAGATACATCAGTAAGCGGTGAAAGCTGAGGTTCCGGGGTTCCCATTCGCCGCAGACGATCTTGTAGAGCCAGTCATAATACTGCTCCGTCTCCCTCATAAAGTTCATTCATCCTCCTCATCGTCGTGGTTGCCGGGCCAGTTCTCCCGAACCCGGAGAATCTCGTAGTCCTTGTGGTAGTTGTGGTTGCGGACATGAACAGCGCTCGGTGCGAACTCGCCCATGCGATTCAGCGCCTCGTTGCCGATGATCTTCGGAATATCATCTTCGTCCACGGGCTGATCCTCCGTATCGAACACCAGCTTTCCGTCCGCGTAATAGGTCAGGAAGGAAGTCTCGTAGTCGTCCAGCTCACCAAACTGATCCGGTTCAATGACTTCGATGGCCTCATGCGCCACCACATCTTCCGGGTCAGATTCGGTACGGTACTTCCCGGCCAGCTGTTCAAAGCTCTTCTGGGTCGCCCTTTCTTCGATGGTCTTGTCCATATCGGCTTCCTTCTGCCGCAGATTCTCACGCTCGGCCTCGTACCGTTTGCCGTAATAGGTCTCGTATTTCTTCTCGAAAACGGTGTGCATCACAAGGGCACCTACCCCAAAGCCTGCTGCAAAGAGCAGAATATCACGCACGGTCTTGTTCATTGTCGATGTCTCCTTTGATCGTCATCATGGTAAACGCCAGTCCGCCAAAGAAAAGGGAGACACTCATCAGAATGCCTCCCACCATGTGGCGCTTGCGTTTGGTATCGGTCAGATAGTCCAGAAACAGGAAAGTGCTTTCCAAAGTTTCCATCGTTCCACCTCACTCAGAAAGAACCGCCAGACCAGAGACGAAGCAGACTCCGGCCATGGCAGCAAACAGGTAAGACAGTCTCTTAACGAATCTGGTCATAGCGTATTCCTCCAAAATATCAGTCTCAGATCTTGTCGATGATGGGCCCGTCACAGTTGAACCGCAGCATCACCGAGCGCTCCCCGCCGTTGATAAAGCTGTTCAGTGCCTCGTCGCCCTCGACGTAGTTGGTCACACCAAAATCCACGTGGTTCTGTCGGGTCGGGTCGTTCGGGTCATAGATCCAGCCCACGATCTGCCCTTCCGGGGTCTTCATGGTCACACCGCCGTGCGTGCCGATGCTGCTCAGAACGTCGTTCAGGAACAGGTGCCCCTGGATGCGCAGCCGCTTGTTTGCCGCCTGCTCCATCAGAAACAGGTAGTTGCGGTTCAGCTGGTTGTCAGCCTGCCATGTGTCCACGGTCTCGTCAAAGATGCAGGTATAGGGGCTGGTGTGCTGCATGGCGATGTCCTTGTATTCCTTGATGGTCTCCTCCACGCCCTGCTCGTTGGTGCTCTTGCTCTCGAGCTCCACAGCCTTGATGTTGTGCTCCAGCTCCTCCTGAACACGGCTGCCAAAGCGATCGGATACACGACTCTTGTATTCCTCAAAGGCCTTGTCCAGAGCAATATAAGCCGCAGTCAGGCTCGCATTGCGCTTGGACATAATGTGGTGGGAACCGAACATGCAGCCCAGAGATACCGCACCCAGGGTGACCGCAGGCGCATACACCTTTGCCAGCTTCAGGCCTGTCTGGACGTAGGTGGTCGTAATATCGCTCTTGTAATCCTTCTCGGTGTAGGTCTCGCCCTCGCTCAGCTGGACCGTGCCATCGTCGATCTGCTTCTTGGCCGTGTGGATGCTCTCCACCTGAGCATAGTGCTCGGTCATAATATCCTGTGCCTTGATGGTCGCCTTGCAGGCCAGCACAGTAGCGGTCACACCACCAATGGCAGCGCCAACGATCATAATGGTGGGGCTTGCCTTCTTCAGCTTGTAGCCGCACTTGGATGCAGTACGGGTCATCTTTTCCATGATTTCGGTTTTGTCGATCTTTTTCAGGAACTTCATAAATATCAATCCTTTCTTATTGTTCAGCGCAGCGGTACAGGGCGAGGCAGCATCAGGCGATATCCGCCCGGGATGCCCTTGATGAACGCCCCGTCAAGGTTGTACCAGCCGTAATTGTAATCGGTGCTCTCGTTGGAAACGCCCATCAGATCCCACAGGTCACCCACAGAAACCTGACCGTACTGGCGAATCGCATCATACATCTGGGAAAGCGTGTCGTCTGCATCCCCGCGGAACTCAAAGTCCAGGTTCTGCAAGCTGCGTCCTACGGCCCGGTTCGGATTTCCCTGCCGGTTGCCGGAGCCGCCTTGATAGTAGGTGTCGTAGCTGTTCCGCTGGGTGCGGGAGCCGGAGTAGTTGCTCGAAGAGCCGCGGGAACGGTCCTCGCCAAACAGCGCAATGCTGACCGCAGAGTTGAAAATGCTCCACAGACCGTTCTTCAGCATGGGCAGCAGATAGTCCACCACGATGCGGTTCTTCACGGTCTTGAGGTCCTCGGCCAGGAACTCGTTAGCGATCTTCTGGATATCGTTCTGCTCCTTGAGGGTCACTTTTCCCTTGACGACCTTCTGGAACTTCTTCTGGGGCTCTGCGGCAGGCTGCTGTCCGATGCTGCTCTTTGGCATGTTTACTTGTGCCATGTTGTCATCCTTTCAAAAACAAAAAAAGTAAGAGCCGCAGATTTCTCCACGGCTCTCGCCTTACCTAACATTACTTCTCTTCCGAAGTTTCCTCAACGTCCTCGTCAGGAACGTCCACCTGTGCAGAATCGGCCTCCTCGATCTTCCAGGGCTTCTGCCAGACGATCTTCTTCTTGGTCTTCGGCTTCTCCTCGTCCTTGTTCTGCTTCTTGGCCTTGTGCTTCCGGTACAGTCCGTATCCCACGGCTGCAACCAGACCCACAGCACCAACAGCGAGACCAATGCCCGAGCCGTTGCTCGAAGTTTCCTCGTTATCGATCATCTGAACATTCTCCTCCGGAACGACCTCAACAGAAGTCTCGTTCTCCATAGTAGTTTCGTTCATGTTCATCATTTCGTCCATTTTTGTTACCTCTTTCTTAAATATAAGTTTATAATGTCGGAGTATTACCTCCATAAAGGAAGCTGAATTTTTCGCGCCGGGTCAAATATCAATAGCCGCCCAGCCACTTCGGAGGTGTGTGATACTCCAGCGTCAGGCAGGGCATTCCATCCTCGTCCAGCCGGGACGCATAGAAAATATCAATGTTAAGCCCCGAATCCGTGTCCCAGCCCAGCAGGTCACCGTTGACGCAGTGGTCGATGCCCAGATAGTCGAACAGATCATTCTCGCTCACCCGGAAGTCACTGAGCAGCTGTTTGTTGACCCCATTGACGGCCTTTTCGATCATGGCCTTGGTCGTCCAGAAGTAGGTGTTGGTCAGGCTTTCCCAGCACTTCACCCGCTGGTCGTAGGAAACATCGGTCGCGGCAAGGTTCTTGGCAGGCTGGATGGTTGCCGGTTCGGGGCACTTGGCCATCTTTTCCAGTGCAATGGTCTCCCGGATCTCCTGTTCTTTTTCCGGGCCGATGGCCTCCAGCACCTTGTCCTGATAGGTCTTGAGCGCGCTCTCAGAAAGGGTGCACGCCGCGGCCAGTGCAGCATTCCGCCGCTCGTCCACATGAACTGCACCAATAACGCAGCCCGCAGACAGCACCATGCTCAGCGCAGTCGGCACGTACACCGGGCCCGCCGTCTTGACAATGGTCTTCACGTCCAGCTTTTCCACGCCCAGCTCCTGCTTTTTCTCGTCCAGCAGGATCATGGCCTTAGGGGTCGCGGTCACGGCGAAATAGACCGCCGTAATGCTTCCCGTGATTGCCAGACCCCCAAGGATCTTGGATGCGTTCTTGCCTGCGCTCCTACGCACTGCCTTTGCAAATGTTTTCAGGTTCATCTTCGTACCTCCAAAAATTTATAAAAAAGAAAGAGCCTACGATTTCTCGTAAGCTCTCGCCTTTCAGATATGTCCGTGCTGCTTCAAATTCTCGAAGCGAATTTCTGTTTCACGCTGATCATCGCGCTCCAGTTGGATCTGGTAACGGATATACTCGTACAGTCTGGTCGGCTGCTTCTTCAGATAGCGATACAGCCCTGTAAAGCCGTATCCTACTGAACGTGCAACTGCCTTCAGTACGCGTACCATTGCCTTGTCCATCTTTGCATAATAGTCGTGATCGTACATAAATATCAATCTCCTTTGTTTGTCAGTTTGGATATCTCTTCCATAAGGGAGACTGTATTTTTCGCGTTTACAGGTTCTTTTCCGCAAGCTGACGCTGAACTTCCTCCCGCACCATGTCCTGCATTTCCTCTTCGCTGCGCTGCTCCTCAATCAGGTCGTGGCCAAAGCTCAGGATCGCGCTTGCAGCCATCATGGCCACGGATGCAACTTTCCACCAATTGATCTTCTTCATAAAATATCAGTCTCCTTTGCTCTCAGAACGGTAAATCATTTTTCAGTTTTTCGATTGTGCTTTTTGTAACGCTATCCACTAACCCTTCGTAAGGATCAAAATTCAAATAATCCTCGATCGGCTCTTCAAAGGCAGTGACATAATATACTTCCAGACCGTCATCTGTTTGTTGCTTTGCGTAGCTGAAATCGATCCAACAATTGTCCCACATTTCGCTCATGTAGTCGATGCTCCAACCCCGACCATGCAGTTCTGGAATAAAGTCGAGATTAAGGTATCCGTATACGTCGTTTAGCGCAATATAGCCATTGGCATTGAAGTCACGGTTTGCTTCGTAGAACGCCGTCAGAAGCTCAGCTTCCGTTGCATGAAAATATCTTTTTCCGATAGGGTCATAGCAGAGCAGCTTTTCGGTTGCGGTATTCTTGACTGTCTGATCTTTTTCCGCCATCTCGATGGATTTGGCTGTCTCGAAGATCTCATTTTCCTGTTGATCGCCAATGGTTCGCCGCACCTGCGCCCGGTAGGTCTGATACGTCTTTCCAAGTGCCATGTACGCCGCGGTCAGGCCTGCGATCTGCTTTTTGTTCAGCGCGTTTGAGCCCAGGATGCAGGCAATGGTACCGCCGCCAAGAATCGCAGCCGGAACGTATGCTTTCCAGCACATCTGAACAATTTGTTTCTTTGTCGGAGGCTCTTCTGTCACTCCAAACTCGTTTTCGTTGAATTTTGTCAGCTCCTTGTCAACTTCAAGTATGTGCTGTGCCTTCGCGGTTGCCCGCCCGGTTTCAATGGCCGTCGCCACAACACCTACGGATGCCGCCACCGCCAGAATGGTTCCACCGTGCTTGCGCAGGAATTTCGCGCATGTTTTCGTCAGTTTCATTGTTCAACCTCCCATCACAAAATGATTTAGCCATAGAGAAGCTCGTAAAGTCGATTGGATGCGCTCAGATAGTTTTCGTAAATATCTGCGTCCGCACACATGCTCATGTAGTCCTCCGCGTTTTCCACCTTGGAATAGATCTGCTCAAGGTTTTCTTTGAGCGCCTGAAGTTCGCTCTTCGTTGCCGGGTCCGTGCAGCGCTGAATGATGCCATCCACTGTTTTCATGATGTTTAACCTCCATTTTGAAAAAGTAAGAGCCGCAGATTTCTCCACGGCTCTAGCTTTAATGATTAGCTCGTATTAACGTTCCATAAAGTCCGTATCTATTAAATCATATTCCACATCATGGTCGTTGGAATTGCCGATAAATATCGAAAACGCCTTATCAAGGTCGGTAAAGTCGCACACTGCAATTTCATTATTTTTGAATGCAGGTGAGCCAACCAGTGCCTCGCACATGCGATCACGAAATTTAGCCATTTCCTCAGGATTTTTGCATTTGATGTTCAAAACGATCATAGTTTCGTACCTCCAAAATATAATTCTGAGACTAACCATCTCATAAAGCACCATGAAAATTTCGCGTCAGATCACATCAGCCTTCTTGAGAATATCCATCAGCTGCGGCTTGGTCATCTCTGCATCCACTACAAGATGAATCTTCAACTTCTGTTCTTTTTCGCTCCAGTTCGCCTGCACCTCACCCAGCTGTACCTCTGTGCCGGGCAACTGCTTTTTCAGCATCTTATTGATGACCTGCGAGATGATGCAGCGCATAAAACCTGACCGGATCAGCATAATGTCCTCCATAATCGTTCAACCTCCAAAAATAAAAAATGAAAAAAGAGAGTGGAGATCGAGTCCACACCTCCACAATGAAGTGGCGCTCTACCATTTGAGCTATCTCTTCCATAAGGGAACATGAATTTTTCGCGTTTACTTGATTCTTTTGACCATCACTGTATATTCAAGCTTCATAGGATTGCCGGAAGCATCTTTACAAGAGAAAACATTACCAGTAAAACTAAGCTGGGCAGTGGAATTTTTACACAGGATATTCATTACAGTTCTATCTTTAAGTACTGCAATTTTGAAAATATCTGCGAGTTTTTCAAAATCATTCATAATACGATTAGCCTTGAACATATTTGCATTTGACATAGTTACTGCCTCCCATATTGTGGTTTACAAAAAATAAAGAGCCTACGATTTCTCGTAAGCTCTTCTCTTTGGCTTATCGCCAATCAGGATGTTTCTTCAATGTAGCTAAATATTTGCATTGTGCTTCCTTAAGATACAATTCTTTGTAATATGCTTTCCATTCCGTGTGAATATCATCCGGAAATACAATATCGTTTTCTTCAATAACATCAAGCATAATCTCGATTTGCTTTTTCTTTTCATCTCGGATTTTTATTCCGTTATCAAATTTCTTTATTGTATCTCTTGATAGTCCAGTCATTTCAACCATATGACAAAGAAATATATTCCTTTGTTCTTTCAGCTCTTTCAGCATACATATCACCTCATAAAGTAAGGAGAATTTTTCGCGTTTGGGCAAAAAGAAAAGAGCCTACGATCTCTCGTAAGCTCTCTTACTCATTTAGTGAAAACCGTTATGATTTCTTTATCTTCGTCGAAATGCTTCATAAGTTCATTGAATTCTTTTTCGCTGCAATGCGCATCAAATATAAATCTTGTAACACCTGTGTGCTTATTTTCAAAGTAATCATACCGCTCAATATAAGCGCCCAGTTGTTTTGCTTCTTCTTTGATTCGTTCGCCGCAGCATGCCCTGCAATGAACTCTGAAATACTTTTCAACGTTAATAAGTACCATTCTTAATCACCTCCATAATATAAGCTGATTTTATCGCGTTTATTCTTTGTTTCTCTCTGGCTAACCAGGCAAGATAGTCATCGGTTTCAAGCTCCACGGTATCATGAGCTTCATGTTTTTTCAATCGTCATAGTGTCATTACAGCATTCACACATAATAGTTCTCCTTTGTCAGATCAAACTCCTATCAAACACGGTCTCCCAGCGTTCTTTCTTGAGGGGTTTCATGCGCAGTGCCCACATGATTTGCCGTACGGTCACAGTCGGATATTCGCCCTTTGCGTTTTTCTTCTTGGCGTGACTGTCAAAATACTGCCGGAACCCTTCATGCAGGTAGATCTTGTCGGTCAGCCAGGGGTCAATGGCGCTCCAGTAAGTAGCCTTGGTTTTCTCATTGTAACGCTGCTGGATCACACACAGGCCTTTCCCCTGTTCCCGGTAGAGCGTGCAGACACGATACACCGGGTGATTGCATCGGTAAACGCTCCCGTAGTAGCTCGTCCACTCTTTTGGCGGTATGTCGTGATATCTCATAAAAAATAAAGAGAGCCCGCAGCTTTCGCCACGAACCCTCTCGGTTCCTCCTTTACTTTCTGTCCGTAAAGCCTCTCTTGATCTCGTGTAAACCATCCTTCATTGCCGAAGACAGCGGTGCAACGCCGCCAGCTTCCAGAATCGACCAGTAAATCGTAGTTCCGATCGTCCCCAGGAAAGTCACACAGCTCAGTCCGAACTTTGCCCACTCAAGGTGCCGCGCCTTCGCAGCCTTCTCCTGGTCGTTGATGACCTCCTGGCCTTTCCGCCGTTCCTCATCTTCTTTCAGGTTCTGGTCGCTCTCCTGCGCCTCGCTCTTGATTTGCATCTCGTACAGCTGCAATGCCGCCTTCGCTGTCTTTTCGTAATCCTCCGTACCCGGTTCCAGATCCTTCAGCTTGGCGAGCGATTGCTTTGCCGCTTCCTTCAGCAATTCTTTGTTTTCATAGTTTTCCATTTTGATTTTCTCCTTTACAAAGTAATTTAGAGTTTCCTCCATTAAGCACCATGTTTTTCTCGCGTCAGGTCCAGCTTGTGCACCCGCAGCATAATGTACTTGTCGCCCTCGAAGTCCTTCACCTCCTCGTCCAGGCTCAGGCTCAGGTAAGGCCAGTCCGGGTCATCTTCATCACCGATCAACAGCTCACCCACCTCGTAAATATCACGGTAATGGAACCAGCGGTAGAGTACCATCCCGAAAAGTAGGCCCAGAATGATAGCAGCGAATAGGACAGCGTAGTAGATGTACAGCATTTTGATTTTCTCCTTTTTAATAATGTAGTTGATAAAACGGTCTTCTGCGTGATGAAAAATAAAGAGCCTACGATTTCTCGTAAGCTCTCTACACCTTAGATGTCGTTGCGAATCAGGAATAAGTCACCACGGCTGCAAGTAGCCCGTACAATTCCATTCGCCCGAATCAACACAATCGCATTGGCGTAAGCTCCGCGTGCTGTCTGAGCGCTCTTATACTCGCCTGTATCAATGTACATAACTTTCTGATTGCTCTCAATAAACACCCGGATCTTATCCATCGCGTTCACATAGCCTCGGTCGTAATTTACCTTTACTCGTTTGCCCATAATTTCAATCTCCTTTATTCATATTCGGAAGACATCCTTCCGTAAAGCACAAAGAAAATTTCGCGTTGAATCGTAACAGTCTATTCTAGAATAGAAAAAGAAAAGAGCTCAAGTTTCCTTGAGCCCGTTTTCCGGTCAGAATCCATTAGCGGATACCACACCGAACATCGTTCAGCATGAGGAATTCTTCGCCCTCATTCCAACCCGCATACTTGTCGTTGGACGACTCGTTAAATGCGGTCATAATAGAGTTCATCATTTCCTCAAAACCTTCAACAATATTCTTCAGCATAGTAAATACCTCCTAAAATTTGTTATTTCTTTCCATAATAGAAGGTGTATTTTTTCGCGCCGGAAAATAAAAAAGAAGAATGCTTGAGTTTTCAATCCCAAGTCATTGGATGAGTACCGTTTATTTTATGGAACGTTTCATTCCGTACTCGCATCGATGCCTATTTAAGTTGTCACAACTACCAATTATTCATTGGCTGACCAACACCCTTTATTCTTCCATAAAGGACCATGTATTTTTCGCGTCATCCACGCTCAATACTCAATGTCCAGAAGAATTTGCGGTATTGCTCATAATAACTTTCTCGGCAGCAGGGGCAGCCATGAATTCGCAGCACATCATACGGAACACATTCCGTCGCTCCTTTTAATACATAGGGTGCGATTGCCGGAGAAATATCTTTCAAGCAGTGTTCTATAAGGCTAATCCGCTTGCTGAAGAATGCCCTGGCAATGGCGGTCTGTTCTGTGGGGTTCGATTCACGGCTTCCTTTGACAGTATACGTCCGAAGTTCTTCTGGTTTTGCTTTCCAGGCATCCAGCATGACCAAGGCATCTTTCCATTCAGGATACTGCAAGCAGAAATGTTTAAGCTCATAGTATCGGTGCTTTGAAATATAATACGGATTCTTTTCAGATAGTTCAACGTGTGCCATCTTTACCCCTCCACAAAAATCCAGTTTGCTCATAAAGAGCTTTTGGCGAGATGTAAAAATTGATACGTCCGAACTTAGAGTTCATTTCTTTTAAGTCGGTAATTTTCTTGCCGTCCCTGGTTGCTGTTCCGATAGGCAGCCATCCAGAAATAATCCCCGCTCGCACCCACGATGGGTCACGTCCGTATACTTTTGCGGCAACTCGTACAGGTACTGATCCTGTTGGAAAAATAAGGTCATTCATAGAGCTTTCCTCCTAAAAATCTCTAAGGACATCTTACTACGTCCTCTATGCGCATTTTAGGGAAGAAAGCGGGGCAGTGCGTGATGCTTTTTATTTTTTCAATGATGAACCATTGACAATCATCGTAGTATCGTTTAAGCTAGAATAGAATTCAGAGCCAAAAAGGAGGTATTTTTAGTGCTTATAACCTGTCCAGAGTGTGAATTGCAAATTTCTGATAAGGCACTTGTATGCCCTCATTGCGGTTTTCCACTCAAGAAGAATGCTCAAGTGTATCCTAGAAAAGCAAATAAACGTCGTAGGCTGCCAAATGGATTCGGACAGATTTCAGAAATCAAGGGGCGCAATCTACGAAAGCCGTTCAGAGTTTTAGTAACCGTAGACAAAGGATTAGATGGGAAACCAATCTGTAAGCCGCTTCAGCCACAGTCTTATTTTGAAACCTACAATGATGCATATTTAGCATTAGTTGAATACAACAAGAATCCATATTCCATCGAGAAAAATATTACCATGGATGAATTGTATCAGGCATGGCTGAAGGAATACAGGACGCATGTTGGAGAGAAGATGATAGAAAAGACTGAGTGTTGCTGGCGGTATGTTCGCAAAATTCACAATATGAAATTACAGCAAGTTCGTATTCCACAACTCAAGCTCGCACTCGACGAGGCAACAACCTATAAAAGTGGCAACGAAGTAGAACTTCCTCGTTCAGCTAAAGGCAGAATCAAAAGCCTGTTCAATCTCATGTTTGACTATGCAGTAGAGAACGAGCTTGTTCCGCAAAATTATGCAAGGTCTTTTGCTCTTTCCAGATCAGATCAAGAAGAAACAGCTAGAGTGGACAAAAGTCACATCCTATATTCAGACGAAGAGGTTGAACTGATTTGGGGCGCTCTCCCGGTCTATCCATATCTTGATATTACTTTAATTCAATTTTATTCTGGTTGGCGGCCCAATGAACTTTTGAGCATGAAACTAGAAGATGTTGATTTAGAGAACAAAACATTTCATGGGGGCTCCAAAACTGTCGCAGGTAAAAATCGTATTGTGCCAATTCATTCCAAAATATTCCATTTTGTCGAACAGCACTATAATGAAGCTGTTGCCGCAGGGAGCGAATATGTATTTCAATCAGATACCCAACCTGGTAAGGCATATACATACGATCGGTATTATGTTCGACTTATAGAAGCACGCGATGCCTTGGGGCTAGATAAAAGTCATCGCCCCCATGATGGTCGTGTTCAGTTCGCAACCATGGCAAAGAAAGCTAAAATGGATCAATATGCACTAAAGAAAATTCTCGGTCACTATATCGACGACGTGACCGAGAAGTATTATATAAAACCTGGGATGGACTGGCTCCGAAACGAAATCGAAAAGATCAAATGATGTACTCCTCAAAAAATTAGTATAGGATTATTGTGTAGGCAGATATAGGAATATCGTATATGAATAATGTAGGAGTAATGTGCAAGTTGTGTGCGTCAAGCCACTACTTTCGGCATTCAATCACGTTCAAATACATCATGGATTCGCATTTTATTCGATGCTTCGTATTACTTCAGCTCTTCCAGAAGACTTTTACCCCAACACACCAACGTCATTTTTCTCTCAAAATATAGGACTAATCAAAGAATAATCCTCGTTCAATCAAATCCAATCACATTTTTAACGGTCTCTGAATTCAAAAAATAAAAGTCCCTGAATATTCCGCGGCTCGACTCGCAGATACTCAGGGGCTTTTTTCTTTCGTGAAAGTCTTTCAAATATCAGTCTCGTATCGTGAGCTTTATTTCACATCCGTACATCAATTGGCCGCATCTCAAACAGCCCGGTCTGAAACGTCGCTCAAAATATCATAGCCCAATATCTGGGAGCCCTTTCTAAATATCATATTACCATAGTCAGCGATCCAATTGCAAGCCCATTCTTCAGCATCGACCCAGTAGGCCGGTTTCACCATGCGGTGCAGCTCTGGCAGCAGACCGTAACTGACTAAGGTAACATGACCCAGCTCGTGGATCAGCACCCTTCGCAGCTTTTCCCCGCTCAGCCCTCGTGCCACAAGCACATGTTGCAGCTTCGGGTCTGTCACGGCAATGGTCCTGCGTCCGGTGCGATCCACAAGGTATGGGCTGTCCGGGTCTACAAAACGGATGCGCCAAAGCCACCCGTTTACCGTAAACCGTTCCATTTTGAATTATGCGGGCATGTCCGCCACGAGCTTGGTGAAGTCAGCCTTGATCTTCTTGCGCAGGTCAGGGTCAGCATCCCCGTAAATGGTTCGGATGGTGCTCATCGCGCTCGTCAGGTGCTCGCTTGCCCGGCGCTCCATCTCCGCCTTGTCCATGGCCGTGTGGCTCTCGGTGTAGTGCTTGCGGGCTTCCAGGTACTCGCCATAAGGCTTGCCGTACTGTCTGCCCTCATGCTCAAACTCCCCACGCCGACGCAGAGGGAACTCCCCGTGGTCGTCACGCATCTCCCTCTCGAACTCGTCCGGGTCGCGCAGCCACTTCTCCATGTAGCGGTGCTGTTTCGTCGAGGGCGTGTACCCCATCCGATAGTCTTCCGCTTCGCCCATGGCCTTACTGACCTTCTCGTAGTAGCAGGCTTCGTACAGGTTCCGCTTCGTTTCAGCAAGGTCCTTGATCATGTCAGTCACTTCCCCTGCCTCGTGAGTGTTCACGCTCTCGATGCCCTTCGCCAGCTCTCCCTTGAAGGCATCCACCAGAGTTTCCATCATCGAGCAAACACTCTCCATGCAACGATTCTCCATGTTGATTCCTCCTTACGAAAGCTTCCGCACGATGAGATTCGCACCGGGCGAAACAGTCAGAGCGGCTGTTCCGGTGTTCACGATGCGGATCACGTCATACATGCCGCAGCCAGTTCCCAGCAGCATGGTTTTCGCCACGTTGAAGGCATCCCCGGCAGCGGTGCTGGTCACGATCATGTTGGAGCCGGGGAGCACTGCATTCCCTGCGGAAATGCTAAGCTGGACCGTACCGGCAGCCACACCTGCGATGTTGCCCGAGAACGCCACTTCGTAAATGCCGGGCAGTCTGAGCTTTACATCACTCATGCCCGCACGGTGACATTCGGCGGTGCAACGGGTCTTGAGGTTCGTCACGTCAAACAGAATCGCCTGACCGACTTCCAGGGTCTGAGCAGCAGAATTGGATATCTCGATCATCTGAAAATCATCCTTCAAATATCAATAAGAAAGGAGCGCCAGTCTCCCAGCGCCCCTCCATTTTGAAATTTCGCTTAGGCGGCCATGTTGCAGCACCCAGTCAGACCAGCGATCTGGCAGCCCAGAGTACCGGTACCGGCGTAGGGGTTCTGCACGATGTAGGCAGGGCCGGGAGCCGGACGCAGCTGGTTCACCAGATAGTTGTTCTGAGCCTGCTGGCTTGCAGCGAGGGTCATCTGGCTCACCTGAGTGCGCAGCTGTGCGATGGTCTCATCCTTGTCGGCCATGCGGTTTGCAACGATCTCGTCATGCAGCTGGCGATAATTTGCATTGTCGTTCTGCATGATCTGCTGTGTCTGGTTGGCGATGGCGGTCGTGATGGCGCAGGTGTTGGTGGCCAGGTCGTACTGGATCTGTGCCTGCCCCTGACGGTTCTCACAGCAGCAGTTTGCCAGCTGGGTCTGGAGGGCGTTGGTGTTCTGCATGTTGGCGACCGTGTCGGCGTTGATTGCCTGCTGGATGCCGAAGTTGCCCTGCATCATGGCAGTGTTCACGCCATTAAAGCCCTGAAGCATCGCGGTGTTGGTGTTGTTGAAGCCGTTCAGCAGGCTGGTGTTCATGGCGTAGAAACCGTTGCACAGACCGTTCTCCAGGCCATTCAGCTTGTTGATGACACTCTGATTATCGAATCCACGCTGGATATCCGCCTGAGTAGCGGCACTTGCCAGAGCGCTACGGGTTGCAGAACCATTCCCGCGGTTACCAAAACCGTTGCCGTCCCAGTTGCCAAATCCGCCCCACAGAGCGAACAGGATCACAATGATCCACCATGCACCGCAGCCGTCGCCGTTCCGGTTGCCGGTCACAGCAGCGATGTCAGCCAGACTCGGGATCATGCCCATCATACCATTGTTAAACATATCATTTCCTCCTTTGGAAATTTCAGTGAGTGGAAAATACGGATATGTTCACTGAGCCTTCTTTCAGGCCGCGCGTATCCTGAGCAAAAGCTCAATTCACATCACTTGGGATATGTTTAACGTCCGTTTGCTTTTAACGACCTCTGAAGAACCGCATTGCCTGTGCGTAGGCCTCCTCGGGTGTGATCCCGTAGCTCTCGCACAGGTTCCGGGCGATCTGCTCCCCCGTCGCATCGTCTCCATTTTGAATTGCCGACAACGCGTTGTGTGCCATCGGGTTGTTTCGCAGCTGTGGGTTTCCCGCCAGTAGACGGTTCACAAAGTTCATTCTCGGGTTATTCGGCGTTTGGTTCATGGTTCAGTCCCTCTTTTCCGTGTTTATAAGGTTCTTTGCGGTAAGGTCTTGACTTTTTCTGTACCAAACGCTTGATCTCGTCCAGCTTGTCCCGAATCTCTGCCAGCTCACCATTTTCAGGCAGGTTCTCAGCGGTCTGGGCCATGGGAACGAAGGTCATGGTTTCGATTTTCCCGACATTCGATAGATACTTCACATACACACAGCTCATGTCATCTTTCGGGAAGATGGCCACCGTGCCGTTGTTGGGCACTTCGTTGGGGCGTACTTCCTGGATGTCATGGATCATTCGTCCAGGGATGGCCTGTACGAACTGCTGCGGGTATCCATTTTGAATTCCCATCCCCTGCATCTGTTGCAGGTTCTGATTGTTTTGCCATCCTCCCAGAGCAACTGCCTGTTGAGGAGTAAGGCTCTGCGGAGGATATGCACCGTAATACTGGTTCATAAAGATCCTCCTTTGCAGGTTAAATAATTACTGGTTGTTCTTGGCCCTCAGCTCCGCATAGAGCTTGTCCGCCGCAATGGCTTCCTTCGTGAACGAGTTGTTCTGCCACCAGTTCACAATGGCCACCACAACGGTGATGAGGGTGCTTACCACCTGCTGGAGCTGCTCGTTGTCAATGGGCAGCGGGCTTTTGCCAAAGGCGGTCAGCAGACTGTTCAGCAGCGCCACAAGCAGGCAGATGGTTCTTGCCCACGTTGCGGCGGTCACGGTCGTGTTCTGTTCCATTTTGAAATCTCCTCTCACGTCATGGCGTGTTCTTCCCGGACAGGCAGACTTTCCACTCGCTCATACAGGTTCGTGCCGGTGCCGTTTCCATGCAGTTCGTGGTATGCCTCATAGATAACGCCGACGTTCGTCAGCCCTTCCACGTCCACATACCCCTGATGAAGATAATACCGGCAGCTCTGATACAATCGATCATGGAGCATCGCTTTCACGCCTTTTTTCAGCGCTTTCTGCTCCTGAATGGTCGCCCAGAGCGTCTTACCCATCCAGCCCATGATGCCTGCCACCAGGATCGACACGATCTCATTCAGATGTGTCAAGATAAAGCTCTCCGTGGGCTTCACGCCCCTTTCACACAGGTAAGGCCCGCTTTTGCAATGATACTCGGGTAATCCTTGTAGACATGGTTCATGTCCACCACGCCGCTCACACCAGCCACCTTGCCCTTGGAGCTGTACTGCCACATACCGTGCTTGCGGGTCGGCCGCTTGTTCCGGTAGTCCGCCAGCCATAGGTCAAAGTCGTTCAGCTGCCACATGTTCAGGTTGTAGTCGGCAAAGTTCGAGTAGGTATACAGGATCGCGTACAGCCCCCACTTTTCGATCTCCCTGAGCTCCATTTTGACAAGTTTCGTCAACTCGGCTGCGGGCAGACTTTTCAGACGGGGGTCCTCCACGTCCATAGCGATGGGCAGCTCAAAGCTCTTTCCTTCCAGGCAGGTCTTGAGCAGGTTCAGCTCCTTCTTTGCCATGCCTTCCGTTACCGCAACGGTGTAAGCATATACGCCAACTGGCAAACCCACAGATTTGGCCCCGGCATAGTTCGCTTCAAAGTGCGGATCGACATAGAGCTGCCCACTCTTGGTGGAAACTGCACGGATCATCACGCCGCCTACTTTTCTGCTGGCCTTGACTTTTTTCCAGTCAATGGTTCCCTGCCAGCGGGAAACGTCGATAATGTCAAGCATCTGCACCCTCCTTTTTCTTCAGGGTATAGAGCAAAACCGGCACCCAGCCTGTCAGCCCGTCGCCATCCTTCGGGCGAGAAGCAAAGCATCCACTCGCAACGTGCACCGTGCAAGGAATCTCGTACTCACAAAGACCGGGCAGACTGAATGTATGCGCACCCATATCTTTTTCAGTCATCTGGTGCAGGTGCGCTTTGGGGTCAGCTTCCCATGCCGCTCTCTGTCCCTCGACTTTTTCTTTCACGATTTCGTCGAGCTCCGCCTGGTCGTACTCCATTTTGAAAATTCCACTCTCGATAAGTTCGTCCAACGTCCCTTTCACGGTCGTATCACCCAGTGTGACACGGACTTTGAGCTCAGCCATTCCCCTGCTCCTTCAATTTCTCGGCCAGCTTGGTGCACAGCTTCTCGTACTCTTCCTCGGTCAGGCGGTCGTTGGCAAAGAAGATATCCAGCTTCCGCTGCATCCCGTTGGTCTTGCCGCGTTCGATCAGGCGTGCACAGGTGTTGTAGAGTTCCATTTTGATTCCTTTCTGCTCACGTTCTGCATGAGCCATCTTAATGTAAAAAATCGCTCATCAGCATTCCTTTTCAGTGGGCCAATAAGCGAAACGATACAAATGGGCTGACCCGACTCTTATTCCTCCGGCGTAACCCCCAGCTCCAACATGGTCAACCGGTACTCCTGATCCACCACCAGGCTGTCGGTGTCGGTTTGGGCGCTCTCCATCGTAGTGAAGGATTTCCGCAGGGCCTCGTTTTCTGCCTTGAGTTGCTCCACCGTTTCCGGCATCTGCGCCATCTTGGTCTCATGCTCCTGCTGCCGGGCCTGCTCGTCCAGCTCGTCCTGCGTGTACTTGATGTATCGCTGGATCGGTACTGTCTCATCCCAGGCGGGCTTCGGTTCAACACCGGGAACATCGATAACCTCTTCTACGATGGTGCTTCCATTGGCAAGATGTTCGATAGGAACGTAATGGCTGACCTGCTGAACCCCAGCAATCGCGTCATGGTGCACGATTTCCACGTCATCAACCAGCCGTCCCAGTGTCAGGTCGGGTTCACCAGTCAGCTCTACGCCGTTTTCGTCTACGATCTTCATGTTATCACCCCACTCTCTGCCAGATATTAGCCGCATAATACGGACTCATAATACTAAAAGAGCTTCCGCCGCCCGTGCTGCCAATATACAGGGTGTGGTTGTGCCCGCCTGCACTGGAGGTTGTCACACTCGTAGCTCCACAGTCAATGCCGGTCCATGAAGAGTCAAAGCTGCCGCTGCTGCTATTACCCGTGATAGTATGCGTGTGCGAACCAGCGCTTCCGGTACTGATGGTATGACCGTGACTCGGCAGATGTGCTGTTGTCAAGGTTACACTCGTGCTTCCTCCTGAAGTCCCCGCTCTGAAGCTGCCCCCTGCGGCGAAAATAATGCAGTTTTTCAGCTGTGTCCATGTAGTTCCGGCATAAATCGCTGCCGGGCTTGTCGATACAGCCATCTCCATTACAAAGTCCACCGGAGGAATCCATTCAGATGTTGTAAGCCCTACGACTGCACCAGTCATATAAAATTTCTCCTCAACCGATTCGTTCCCACATATAACGGACGATATATGGGTTCAAAATACTGAAACTTCCGCCACTACCAGCATTACTCAGGCTGACGCTGTGAGAATGGCCTCCAGCACTGGATGTAGTGACTGTTGTTACACTAAATCCGTGTACGCCACCCATTGTTCCCATATAGCCGTGTGAACTTGAAACTGTTGCTGTATGAGTATGCCCACCAGCACTTGACGTACTTCCTGAATGCGTATGACTTGGTAAATTATTCACTAATAGCGTCACGGAAGAACGGCCCCCAGTCGATCCATTCCCGTAACTTCCGCCAGCGGCAATGATTGCTCGGTCTTTGATCTGGCTCCAGGTAGTATTGGCAAACATAGAGGCAGGGCTTACAGAACTATTACTTTTCCAGACAAAACCAACGGGAGGAACAGACTCTTCCTGTAAAAATCCTTTTACGATGCCTAACGCCATTTAAGAAATCCTCCTCCAAACATACTTTCCAACGTAAGGATTTAGGATACTAAAACTGGAACCTCCGCCAGAATAGCCTACGGATACCGTATGGGTATGTGCACCAGCGGTGGAAGTGGTATAGGCCCGCTCGCCGATATAATATGGTGAATTATCATCTCGATATTCCAAATATGAGCCAGACCCCGTATAAGCGGTCAACGTATGCGTATGATCCCCGACCGCCGTGATACTGCCGCTGTGACTGTGTGCTGGCATTTCAGCAATAGTCAATGTATGTGATGTCGAACCACCAGTGCTCCCAAGTGAATAGTTTCCGCCTGCTCCAATGATAAAATAGTTTTTGATCTGGGTCCAACTGGTATTGGCATACTGGGCAGCTGGGCTGGTTGGACTGCCCGTAGACATGATAAAGCCGACAGGAGGAACCCAGCTTTTGCTGGAAAGTCCAACAGGACCTACTGCCATTTTGAATCCCCCCTTAAGTTGGCATGCGTTCCATCAAAAGCAACCTCAAGTTAATTGCGCTTGAAGGTACTGCTTTTGAATAGAAGCGAGTATATCCTGCGCCACTTCGGCACATGCTGCCAAACCCTGCCGATGTTGCCGCAGAAGCACTTTCGGGCTTGATCGTCGCACTCGGCTCCAAGGCATCGGTACAGCCGCTCACGGTTGCACTGGATTGGTACGTCCACCCGGCGCTTCTCGCATCGGAATCGGTCGTGGATGTCCAGCTGTTGGTAGCGAGGGTGATATCGTAGGCCCGGATGATGGTACCAGATGGCCCCTGCGGCCCGGTGTCCCCCTTATCTCCCTTGAATGCGCCCGAATCTGCCGCCTCCTGCAATGCCTTCATGGCTGCATTGGCAGAATTCTTGGCGCTCGCCTCGGAAGCTGCCGCACTTGCCGCAGAATCACTTGCATACCCTGCTGATTCATTGGCGCTGTTTGCGGAATCGTTTGCATATCCTGCTGATTCACTGGCGCTATTTGCGGAAGCCGTTGCCGATTTTGCGCTTGCATCCGCGCTCCTCTTCGATGCCGCCGCCGAATTGGCCGAGTCCGTGGCACTGGCAGCCGATTTGTCCGCGCTTGCCTTTGCCGCATCCCGTGCCGCTTCGGCCTGTTTCAGCAGCTCCTTCATCTTCGCCAGTGCATCCGTGATGGCGCTTTTCACCCACTCGATGGCACTGGCGATGTACTCTCGGACTTCTCGTCCGTACAGCGCCTTTCGGATGCCTGTAATGATCTTGTCAAAGTCCATCTGATTCCGTTTTACCTCCTTCTGGTCACTCCATTTTGAAGTTTCAGCTCTGGTTCAGTCCCAGCCACTGGTTCAGGAAGCTGATGATAGCGTCCATCACGCTCTGGATCTTTTCCTTGACTGCCTCCACCTGCTGCTGTTTCGTCAGCTTTTCCGGGGTCAGGCCAAAGCTGAACACCTTGTTGTCCAGCGAATCCAGCGGTAAGGTCAGCTTCACACATACCAGCCACTGGTCCAGCTCATGGGGGCTCGAGATGATCCTGGTTTTCTTCAGGAACCCCAGCCGCTGTACATCCTCGCCACCGTCTCTCCGGTCGTAGGCCGTCAGGGTCATCACGGGCTCCACGCTCTGGCGGTAATTGTCTAGTTCTTCCTGCGCTTTTTTCTTCAGGTCAGCGCTGGTAACATTGCCATCCACCTGGATGCACTTCTCGATGATACCGTACTTTGCTTCTGCCGCCTCGTCCCACACTGTTTCCGAGATCGCGCTCACGGTGGTCGTCTTGAAGATCCACCAGCCGCTGGTGGTCGTCTGGGTGCCGTAAGCTGTCACTCTCGTCACGATGTCGCTTGCCATCTGTTCGAGGTAACTGAAATCCAGCAGGTTCACGCCAAACTCGATGGCCTGGGTCGTTTTTTCATCGGTGTCCAACAGGTAGTCAACGTAAATGCGCCAGACATCTGAACCGTTGTCTGCCTGCACGATGCGGGTGCGCAGGTACCCATCATACTCGTCAAGCAGGTAGGTTTGCAGCAGGTTCCACTGGCTCAGGAACAGCGTGCCCTGGTTCGTGGTGTCGATGGTGTTTCCCAGCTGGATGGTCACCTTTCCGATGCCGAACATCCCGTACGGCCCCTGATAGTAGTCCTTGAGCGCCGCAACGGACTTGTAGAACAGGCTGTCGGTTGGTACAGTGCCGTCGCTCTTGGCAGTCAGGAAATACGTCCCGCCGTCTATTTTCGGAGTGTAGTTTTGCAGTTGCCCCAATACACCCGTCACATATACTCTGTAACTCAGGTCGAACTGTTTTTCGGTCTCGGTCACATACCCAAGCCAGATCGGAACGTCGTCCTCCAGTACCTCCATCCAGGTTTTCTGGAACTTCAGTGTCTTGTAGATGGGGTTCGTGTACTGGCCAATGGCGGAGTTCAGCTGGTAGGGGATCGTCGCCTCAAAGTTTCCGAACTCGTTTTTGGCCAGATTCAGGATGGGCTCTTCCAGAAATCGGTTCGAGACCTGTCCTTCCACCGCGTCACCCTGGGAATCGAAGATGCACTCCTTGCTGGTCCACCGGTAGCCCAGGGCGCTCACCCCGCCAAAGGTACCGGTCGTTTTTTCGATACTGCCTGCGTAAACTTTATATCCGATACTTCCTCACCCTCTCTGCATCCATTTTGAAATTTCGTAAAACGCTCTTCGTCCAGTTCAAAGTTACCGCACTGCCAAGGGCTCCACTACTAGGGGCTGGCGAGCGATAGCGAGACTGAGAGGTTTACAAGTACGCCGGTTGATAGTAGAGCCCCACGGTCATGGCGGTCGTTGCGGTCAGCACCACCTCGTACACGTCATACCGCAGGTCGTTGTCCACGATGCCAAGGTCAGCCTTCGTGTTGCTGGTCAGGCTCACCGAGGTTGCCGTGTTCTTCAGCCCCAGCCGCTTTGCCTCGTCGTAAGGCCAGCTTCGGCTCTTCCGCAGCGTTGCCGTCAGGGTGCCTCCGCTTGCCCCGCTTCGCTCCACCTGAATGAGGCTCGGTTTCTCGCTGGGCGGCATCGGGAACTTGAGCGTCTCACCCGCCTTGATGGCAAGGTCTTTGCAGTACGGCAGAGCCAGGTCTGTCTCGAACCCGAAGTCGTCCCAGAGCCAGTCCTCCCGGATGCTCTCATATAAAAACTTGAATGGATAAAGGGTATATCCCAGCGTGATGAGCGAGTGCCCATTCTGCTGTTTGATACCGCCGTCCACCCAGATCCTTCCCAAATAAAAGAACGCCGGGTCATCTTCCAGCCGCACACGCACTTGCCCGGGCGTTGCATTGCCCTTGTGCAGTATACGGGAAAGATGATCCAGCGCTCCTGCGCCGATGGGGCTGGAAAGGTTGCTCCCCCGCCATGCATCGGTGTCAAGATAAAATTCCCAGGTGCCTTCCCGGCTCTTGAATACCGGGTAGCCTGTTAAGCTGTTGGATAGGTAGGTCGTGCCATCTCGTCCTGGAACATCCACCGAGACGACCTTTTCCACAGGAGGAGCCACCACCGGCCGGGACGAGGGGATCATTTTCCAGTCATCCCAGGTGTTTTTGTCTCCGATCGTGATCGAATGGTACATCCAGCTCCTCCTTTATAATAATGTAGAAACTTTAACTCAGTAGATCGTCGGGAGGCTGAAGGTCATACGAGATCGTCAGCGTCACCCGGCCATCGTTGCCGTTTTTTACATTGCTCATCCAGCACCGGCCCTTGTATGTCTTGGTCTTGGCGGCAGTGAAAACGGTCCCGCCCAGTTCCAGCGAGACCGTGCATGTCCGCCCCTGCAAAATGCGCATCAGGCGGAAATATGTGCTCGTCCAGTCTCCCTCCCGGCTTGACCAGTCGGGGTAAAGCTGGATGCTCAGTCTTGTTTTGTCCGGGATACCGCAGCGCTCCCGCACCTCGTCCACGGCGTTTCGCCCGTAATCATCCCAGCTAGAATGGGGCGAGCCGTCCGCAACATAATAGAAATCCCATGTTCCTGTCGAGTTCTTGAAGGTCCGCTTTTTCAGCGGGGTCTTTTCAGGACTTCCGTGATAGGGCGGGAACTCCATGGTCTCGTATTTTTCGTCAAAGGCCTGGATGTGGATGGGATTCAGGGGGATCAGGTTGAAGTCTCTCGTGCTGTACTCCTGTAACACACCATCCGCATCCGTCACCTGAAAGATGACACCTGCATAGCTCGGGATGGTCGAAGCAATGGAGGTGTTCAGTGAACCCTGATCAGCCATTTACTTTCTCCTTCCCGAAATTTTTCCTAAGCCTTCGTCCACGTCGTTGATGATCTCGCCCACCAGTTTCCGGCCGTTCATCTGCACCTTCATGTTGGCAACAGCCCTCGCAATGCCGTCGATGTGGTCAGCGAGGGTCTCCACGCTCTCCACGATGTCGGCGTTGGAGTTGGCATTCGGGTCAGGCTTGTTGGCCTCTTCCTGCTGGGCCTTGTTGATCTCGGCTTTCCGCACCACGTTGGCAGCAAGGCCTGCGGTGCGCTCTGCATTCAGGGCGACCGTGCCGTTCTGGAACAGGGTGTCGTTCAGCCAGTCCACTCCATTTTGAACATCGCTCATGTCCACTACGGGCTGGATGCTGGGTTCATACTCAAAGTCATCGCTGGCAATGTCGCCTACCCGCTGGGCCAGATCCATCATGGCGGAAAGGGCCGTGTCGCTCACATCCTGTACGCCCTGCACCACGGAGTCGGTCTCGTCGGTGATGCCCTGCGCCAAACCCAGGCTCAGGTATTCGCCAATGCCTACCATCACGCGGCTGGGCGAATGGATACCGAAGAAACTGCAAAAGCCGTCCACGATGGCACTGCCAAAGCTGGTGATGCCGTCCCAGACTGCTCCTGCCGCGCCGGTAATGCCCTGCCACAGGCCGGATACCAGGTTTCCGCCCACATCCACCAGGCCTTTGAAGCCGTTGCTGATCCAGTCCCACAGGTGCGAGAAGGCATTTCCCAGCCAGTCAAAGAACCCGCTGAAGAAATCACCGATCTTGTCCCAGTTGGCGATCAGCAGTCCGCCGCCCGCAATGGCCGCGCCAATGAGCCAGCCTTCTGGGCCAATGGAGCCCAGCACGCTCACCAGAGTGCCGCCCAGTTCTCCCAGACCGCCCAGTAAGCCACCGGAGCCGGTGATCATCTCGCCGATGCTGCCAAGGCCACCCAGTGCTTCTCCCAGCAGTCCCGTGCCGCCCGTGGCAGAGCCCAGCAGGCCGCTCATGTTGCCCAGGATGCTGCCAAGGTTCTCGGTCACGCCGGTTACCTTGACCACCTGTCCCATCACCTTCAGGGTACCGCCGCCCTGGGCCAGTGCACTGAAGGCTTTGGGCAGTCCCAGCAGAGCGTTCATGCCCTTGCTCATCAGCAGGCGGCCGAATTCCGTGCCCATAAAGTCCAACACGGTGGTGATGCCGCCGGTCACTGCCCCACCCCAGTCACCGCTCACAAGGGCGGTAATGGTGCCAAAGAGGTCGGTGATCACTTCGGTCACGCCGTCCTTGGTGGCCACGCCAAAGGCTCTGCTGAGCTTCGAGGCCATTTCCGGGGCGCTCTTCTGCACCTGTGCCCAGACGCTGTTGAAGCCCTCCTGAATGGGCCGCCAGTTCTTCGAGATGGAGTAGCCCAGCTGCATCATCATCCGCTTGCCGGAGTCGTCCAGTTCAAAGGCATCCGCCAGATTTTCCGCAAAGCCCACAAAGTTGTACTGTTCGCTTTGCAGGTCTGCCAGTGCATCCAGTGCGGTCTCGCTGTTCTTGCCAAACTTCTTCACAGCCTCGTCGTACTTCAGCTGCTTGTTCGTTACCTTCTTCAGGCTGTAGCTCATGCTGTCCAGTGCCGTGCCCACGCCGATGATGGCGGTCATGGTGCCCTGGGTAGCTGCCTTCCGTGCCTGGACGCTGTCGGCTCCGTATTGTTCCACCGCAGCCTTGTAAGCATCCTCCCGGCCCGCAAGGTCACCGTCTCCGTAGAGCTTGGCCAGCATGTTCTGCCGGTTGGTCACCAGCTTCTCTTGCTTTTCCAGGTAGGAGACCTTGCTGTCATAGGCATCCAGCTGGGCCTGATTCAGCTCGTTGATGAGCTTCTGCTGTTCGGTCTGCGCCTCCAGATACTGCTGGTAGGCCGCCTGGGTCTTCTGGCTTGCCTCACCAAACTCGTTTTTGATGGCGATATAGTCCTTCTCGGTGGCCAGCAGGATTTCCGCCTGGTTCTTGATCTTCCGGTTGATGTAATCGATCTTCTTGTTGGACTTCTCGGTCACCTCGGCGCTGTCCTCATACAGGGCGCTCCAAAGCTCGTATTCGTCCTCCGCGGTCTTGGCATCGGTCTCGTACCGCTCCTGAATGACCTTCAGGATGCTGTCCTGCTTGCTCCTCTGAAGCTCCGCAAGGGTCTTCTGTTCGCTCAGCAGGGTGCCGTAAGCGTCCTTGGTCTTGCTGTTGTTCGCGCCCACCTTGGCCAGCAAGGTGTCGTACTGCTCTTTCGCAATGCCCACCCGTTTGGTCTGGAGCTCGATCTCCCTTGTCAGACTCTCGGTCTTTTTGGCGATAAGCTCTTCCACCGTGGCCGTGTCGCCGCCCGTCACTTCCCACAGCGCGTATTCGCCGGTGGCGTTGGACATCTCGGTCTTGTTGGCCTTCAGCTTGTCGGAGAATGCACTTGCCAGCGTGTCTGCCAGCGACTTGCCGGATTTGGAAGCTTTGGATTTCGTGGAACTGGTCGGGGTGACTGCGTCGGCGACAGCGTCCTGTGCTTTCTGCCACCAGTTACCGAGGATGCCATACGGATCGTTCAGTGCCTTCTGGGCATCCGCGTTTCCCTGCTTGGCATTTGCAATTTCGGATTTTGTTGCGTTCCGGCTGCTGCCCGCTTTCTTCAGGCCGGTTTTGCCGGGGATGACAATTGCATCATCCATTGCATCGCTGAACTCATCCATCGCGGTAGACAATCCATTTTGATAAATTAGATTGCCAGGGTGCAGGGTGCTCAGCTTGAACGCATTGTAGAGCTCAGGCATCTTCTTCTGGATCGCAAGGGTCGTCTCGTCGATAGCCTGGAGGAAGCCGTCCTTCATCACCAACGCGCCAGAATAGCTTGCCTGCCGGAGTTCTTCCTGTTTTTGCTTGTCACCGATACCCAATAGTGCGCCCTCGAGAATGTTCTCGCTGTCGCTTGCTGCCAGGTCACTGGGCGAATGGATGCCCCAGAATGTCGTAAATACGCTTCGGATGGAAGAAGCCACGTTCAGCATGTTCGCCTTGGCCTGTGCCAGTGCACTCGGGTCGGCAATGCCTTCCGCCAGTCCCACGGTCACATACCGGCCAAGTTCTGCCATCACCCGGGATGGAGAATGAGAATCGAAAGTCGTTTTGCTGGTCTCAATGACCGCGTTCGCAACTTCTTCTGAAGCATCTGCGGCTTCCTTCTTACCGTCAAGCTGGCCTTCTTTCATGCCCTCGCTTGCATTTTTACCGATGCCTGCAAATGCCTGATAGATGCCCGCCATCATGGAATCGCCGTTTTTCAGCTCATCCAGAATATCCGCAAAAGGCAGCACGAATGTCTGGGCCGAAACGCCCTTATCCTGCCCGCCCCAGTTTTTCGGATCGAGCGGGTTGTGGCTCCCTGCCCAGGTCGTGAATTTCGTCCAGAGGTCGTTCAGTGCTGGCTCGATTTTCTCCCAGATATACTCTGTCAGGCTCACCACCGTATCGATCACAGTTGTGCCCAAAACATACAGCGCCTGTCCGATCGAGGGGGCCGCCAGAATGATCGCGTCGCAGATAGCCTTGACGATTTTGGCGATTGAAGTCACCAGACTGCTTGCCACCTCGGCCAGACCCTGGAAAACACCGGCGATAAATTCGACCAGCGTCCATGCCAGTGCCTTGATGCCGTTCAAAAATACCTGGAAATTCAGGCCGTTCAGCAAACTTAGGCTGGATGCCAGATTCTGTACAAAGTTTGCGGCAGAGCTCAATGCCAACAGTGCACCAAGGCTCAGGGCCAGTGCACTTAGCGAGAGGCTTAATGCCACAATGACCGGCGTTACAGGCGAAAGTATGACTGCCGCGCCACCCAGCACCACAAAAGCACCCACAATGGTCAGCAGTCCTTTACCAATTGCTTCCCAGCTCAGATTTCCAAGCCCCTGGAATGCCGGAACCAGAAGATTCACTGCCGCAGCCATCATGGTCAGGCTGATTGCACTGCCAATCCCCCCTTTCAGGAGGTTCATAGCAGCAACAAAAATAACCAATGCGCCACCGATCGATGTCAGGCCACGAACGACTGCTTCGTTATCCATCTCACCGAACTTCGCAACTGCATCCTGAAGGATCTCCATGGATGCTGCCATCAGAACAAAGCCGGTTCCCTTTCCGATGCCGAATTTTACACCGTTCATGGTTTTAGCAGCGACAACAAGTCCAGCACAAAGGGCCCCTACACCTACAAGCCCTCTTGTAAGTGCACTTGAATTAAGCCCACTCAATGCTTTCACACTGGAAGCAAGGATTCGGATGCTCACCGCAAAAGCGATCATGCCCGCAGCACCCTTGGTGAACCGCCCTCCATCTCTTGAGAGAATGACTGCAACTAATGCCAGCTCTGCCATCACGCCGCCAAGTGCCACCACACTGCCGAGCAGCTTATCAGAGTCAATGGTCGAAATGACTTTCAACGCACCCGAAAGGACCAGAACGGCTGCCGAAACTGCCACCATTCCACCGGCGAGAACGCTCAGCTTCAGGCTTTGAACATTCTTCGTCAGATGGGCCATAACGGCCATCACGCCCAGCAGTTCGCCGAATGTGACCGTCAGTACGCCAATAGCCGCACCAAGTCGATCTGCTTTCACCATGGAGAGCACAGCCAGCGAACCGGCCATCAATGCCACAGCCTTTGCAATCGTCATCAGGGTGTCTGCCTTCTTGGCTGATTTCCACGCATCGATTGCTTCGCCTAGAGATTCGATGGATTCTTTGATTTCGCCTACTATGCCTTTTGCACTGGAACCGATGGACTTGATGCTTTCAAAGAACCCCTTGATGGAGACCAACATACTGGCTCCCATGCCGCCCAGAATAAACTGATTCAGTTTCTCTGGGTCAAATTCATTGAATGCTTCTTTCGCACCCTGCGCAAGCTGTGCAAAGATCTTGTCCGCAACGGAGCCAAAAGAATAAAGCACCGGAGCAACCGCATCCACAAAATTGGTCACCCAAGTACCAATGGTATCCAGCGGGTGAAGCCCTTTCGTGATCTCCGAAGCAAATTCGCCGGCAGACGATGCCGCATCCAGCAGAATATCGGCCAAAGGCTTTGCCAGGTTCAGAACCCGTGCTACACCAGAAATGATGCCTTCCAGAATATCTTTCCCGACCCGCAAAACAGAGAATACGCCCTCTGCGGTTGTCTTGATCTTCTTGGCCGTATCATCACTGATGATGAGTTTTTTGGTGATGCTATCCAGCCACTGGGCAAAGCTCTTGATCTCCTCCCCTGTTTTAGAGGGAAAAATCTCCTGAAATGCCTCACGGATGGGTTTTGCAATGGCAGTTGCCGCATCCATCAGGTTCCACAGGCTCTGCATCAGATGCTCTCGTCCAGAGAGTTCCCGGATCTGTTTCGAGTATCCTTCCAGATCAAGCGTTCCATTTTGAACCTTTTGATTCAGTTCTTCAAATGCGCTCGCCTGTTTCTCAATTTCTTCCCGCTCAAGCCCTCGCGCCTTCAATTCGGCATCGCTCAGGGTCAGCATCTTCTCTGCACTTGCCTGTGCTTCATCCAGGCCTTTTTTCAAAAGATCTGCACTGATGCCTCCCTGTTTGATGGCTTCGCCAAAACTACCTGCATCGGAGATCTGCTTTTCAGTGATCGCACCAGAAGCCAGTGCCACCTGCTCCATGGTATACGCATACACGTCTGCCTGATCGCCCAGCTCATTTTCAAGCAGTTTATTCCATCCGCTGTTCAGTCCGTCCTTCAGCCGTTCGTTCAGCACTTCGATGGGCGGCACAAAGATGTCGTACAGCCGGTTCGCCAGCTCCGTCCATGTGTCGGTGGCCTCTTCCTTGTTGCCAAAGATCGTCTCAAACACGCCCATCCATTTTGAACTGGCAGCGTCTTTCGTTGAGTCGATGGCCTGTGCGAAGCTGGTGGCCTGCTGGGCGGCGAGAGCGGCGCGTTCTGCCAGCTCTCCGTACTGCCCTTTCAGCTGTTCCAGCGCCTCCGAGCTGGTCATGCCCGGGTTCTTCTGGGTCAGCTCATAGGCCGCCTCCATCATGGAAGCATACTTTGCGAAGGTCTTTTCCATGACCTCAGTGTTGGCCCACTTCTTCTGCAGGCTCGACTCAAAGCTGGCGATGGTCACTTCGCCTTCTTTGATGACACCCAGCTCCACTGCTGTGTCAATGAGCTCCTGCTTCAGGGCCTTGGTGGCCGTACCCATCAGGTTCAGGCTCTTCCAGTCCTGAAGCTGCAAATGTCCGGCGCTGTAGCTCTGGGTCAGGTTCCGGATGGTGCTCTGGAACGCAAAGCCAGTTTTGCCCGCGTCTGCGGTGGCGTTGGCAATGCCCATGATCATGGGGATCATCTTGTCGATGTTGCCGCCCGCAGCCGTCATCTGAGAAAGGGCGCTGGTCATCTCGCTGAAGCTGTAGCTGGTCTCGTCGGAGTACCACATCAGCTTGTTCAGGTAACCGTTCACCTGATCGATGCTCTTGCCCGTGGCGTTCATGATGGTCTGAACGTTGGAGGTCTTTTCGGTGTACTTGTCCCAGCCGCTGACCGCCTGATCGATGGACAGGCTCTTGACCAGCTTCTCGCCCGCATCCACAAATTTGTTGGTGATGTTCACCAGCGCCGTGGTGGCCACGATGTTCAGGCTCGAGAACTTGGATTCCAGCCGGTCAAGGCTCGTCTGCATGGTGGCAAAGTCCACGTCCTTCGCGGCTGCGTCCAGCTTCTCAAAGCCCTTTTCCGCTCCCTTAAACTGGAGCTTCTCCATCAGCCGGTCAATGGTCGAGATGGTCTGTTTGGTATTTTTCTCAAAATTTGCGTTGTCAAACCGCATTTCAACAACGCGGCTGTCTACTTCCTGGCTCATTCTGTCCTCACCTCGCCCCATGCCCTTGCTGCGATCCGCTCAAAAATGGGCCGCATCGCAGGGTTGATATAGTCCACTCCCTCTACGTATCCTCCGTTTCGCGTGCCGTGTCCGTATTGCAGGATAACCGCAATGGGCACACCGTCCACGATGTTGGAGTTTCTCCATGTAATGGCGATGCGCTCTTTTCCCTTCGTCACCGTGTAGCCCCAGCTTGCTGCCGTCTTTCCCGTGTCCTTCGGGGTCGCCTTCGCAAGGGCCTCCACGCCCTCCTGTCCGTATCGGTCAAGCAGCTCATCCAGGTTCAGGTTCGAGCATCGCTTCAAAAATTTCCGGCTCTTCTTCCAGTCGCCCTTCTGGCGAAAGACAATTACTTTTGGCATCTTACCCTCTCGTCTTCAGCCGGGCCTTTCTCTGCTCGTTCAGCATCCGCTGCTGGGCCATCCGGTCGCCCTTGCTCATCTTCTTCGCCGGTGCCTGGCTCTCCTGGCAGACCCGGATCATGGTAAGGAGCCGGTTCAGATGCCACTTTTCGCACTCCTTCGGGATGCCGTATGTGAACATCTGGCAATAAAGAATCTCGGCCGTTGTCTCCGTTCCATTTCTCCTGGGCGGGCGTTTCGGTCGAGGTTTCGTTTTATTTTTTATTTCGTTCGGTCTTGGCTCCCCGGCAAACCATGTTGCGGTCATCGGGGCTTCCATATATGTGTTAATGGCTTTATACTGTTCTTTCGTCAGTCTGGCGTATACTTCAGGGTCTACCCCTTTCGTGATCGTCATGCAGCGGATGTAGTCCAGCCACTGCTCCACGGTCAGCTTGTCCAGATTGCTCAGGAACGGTATATTCCAGTTGCTTTCCCAATGAGCCAGGGAGAGCAGTGAGTGCTCCAGTTTCAGCGTTACCGGTTCCGAATAGACAAATTCCTCTGTCTTTGCGTTCCAGCTCTGCTTTACCGGAATGTTTAACGTCAGCACCCGCTCCACCTCCCTGGGGTGTTTTCATTGAGGCGCTCTTTTCAGAGTGCTCTCCATTTTGAATGTTCGGTCAGTTGTGAGGGCAGGCTTACTGCTCGTCGGTGCCCTTCTTCGGGCCTTCCAGCACCATCAGGCCGGGCTGGGGGTTCTGCTTGTCGGCCTTCTTGGCCTCTTCCTTCATATCCTCGGGCAGGATCGCCTCGAAGAATGCGGCGGCCTCCTCTGCATTGGATGCCAGCTTGTAGTACAGGTCGCTGTATGCCTGGGTGGCCATGAAATCAGCCAGAACAGCCTCGTTCTTGACGAACTTGCGGCCGTCCGGGCTCAACACACCGTAGCTCTTGCACAGGATCTGCTTGAACAGCTTGGCAAGCTCCAGCTGGCTCTGGGCAGCGGTGATGCGGTTGATCATCTGCACAAAGCCACCCTCGGTGTTCAGCTCCATCTCCATGATCTCGGCGCGGGTCAGATTGAAGTAGTAGTCCTCAGTCCGCTCGGTACCGCCAAAGTCCACGGTCGTCATCGTCTTTTTCAGCATTTTTCTTCTCCTTTATTTCAAACAGAGGTTTAAGCAGCCTCGCTCTCGGTGATCAGCTTGATCAGATCATCCGGGGTGGGCAGGGCTGCCTCAGCGGACTCGGTGCCCCACAGCTTGTCCTGAATGGCCTTCACAGTAGTAGGCTTCAGCTTGGAGCAGTCGATTTCCATGTGGCTGGTGGGGCGGTGACCGGTCACGTTCACGGGGGAGGTAGTGCACTCCCAGCTGAAGGTGATCGCGTCGGGGTTATCGTTGATGGTGGCATAGCTCTTCTCGCTGGGAGAGGCAGTGCTGTTCCATGCAACGTGGATCTTCTGACCCACTTCGTCGGAAACGTCGTTGCCCACGGTGGTCACCCAGCTGAAGCCAAAACCCTTGCGCTTCTGCTGGCCAATGTTCACGCCCTTGGTGACCTCTGCGGAACCATCACAGGGAGCCCACTCGTCCGGGTAGGTGTATGCCTCGATGGTGTAGCCGTACTCCTCGGCACTGCGCAGAGAAGCATACTTGATGTCGTCGGCGTAGAGCTTGGTCTCCTCAGCGCCGGAGGGGCTCTCGGTCACAGCGGTCAGGCCATTCCAGGCCACGCCGTTCTCATAGTTGCCGTCGTTTGCCATGGGGTACAGGACACCCATCTTGGTGCCCATCTCGTAAAACTTTTCGCCAACGGCATCCCAAATCAGTCTTGCCATAAACTTCCTCCTTCTTAAGTGTAGATCGTAAATACGGTGTGGTATAATCCATCCGAAACAAAAGAGCGGTCGTAGGTGCATTTTGGTAACGCACTTACGGCCGCTTTGATTTTGCTGTCCGGATCTCTGTCCATCACGGTCACCGTGTAGAACGGATGCTGAATGTAGACCCGGTCATTCGCATGGATGTTTCGGATTCTGCTTTCGCTGTACACGATGCAGGGATATTGGAGCTGGAATCCAGCTTTCGGCTGAAAATAGAGGTGGATCAACGCGGTATTCTCTTTCAGCACTTCGCGTAAGAGTGCGTCAACCTTCAGTCGTGCATCCATTCCAGAGCCCTCCCAGGGTCAGGATCAGGCGCGGGTATTGTACCTTCACGCTGGATACCTGCCATTTCTGTCCCATGAACGTCGCATACCGGAGCTTGTAGAGATGATCTCGTGCAAACGGGTCGGCTACAATGCTCAGTTGGTTTCCCACCGTGATGTCAGGGTTCACCTTGTCCCCCAGCTGCATCTGCCGTCCAAATTCCAGTACATCGCCAAAATATTGGCGTTCTGTCATCTTTTCGGTAAATACACTGGGGGCAGTCTCTTCTACCTCATCGGCAAAGCCAAGCTTTCCGCTGTATTTCATCTCTTCTCACTCCATTTTGATTAGTTACAACTAACTAAAATGGCTGAAAACTCAGTCCTCAGCCTTTGCCGTCCAGGTTGCCGCAGCGCTGCCGTCGTAGGTGATAAAGCCACTGGCGGTCATTGCCACAGCCTGGAGCACGTTGGTGCCGTCGTCAATCATCAGGCGGCCCAGCTTGAATGCCTTCTCGGCATCTGCCTTCTTCACCTCGGTGGTGTGGGCGGCATCCTCGTACAGCTTGTTGTCGGAATGGCCATAGGCAATGTAGTTTGCCACATGCAGGTCATAGCCGGTCTCGTAATAGGGTTTCAGCATAGGTTTCTCTCCTTTCCCACAACGGGTTAAGCGGCCCACTCAACAGCCATGGCACTGAACGGGGTGGTCAGAGCGCCGGAGCAGCGGGTCTCGATCAGGTACTTCTGGGCGTTGAAGTCGATGTCAAAGTCATCGAACATGCTCACGGCACCGCC